CGGACGACCAACCTTAGAACCATACGTTCCTTTTCCCATAGGCATTACGCTTTATCCTTCTTTGCTTTGTTTCGACGACTTATCGCTCGCGCCTTGGCCTTTGCGTCCGCTTTGCTTGACGCGCCCCACGCTCTTAGACTTAGAAGCAACCTTGTCGGCTTTCCCTTGCTGTCCCGCTCTGGACCCTTGGCTCCCCCCATCCGCGCCAGAAAGCTGGCCCGCCTCGGATTGTCCCCGCTTTTTACTGGCGGCTTTAACGTCCCGCCCTTGTAACTCGCTCGACCCTTCGCGTTCAATCCCCCCTTCGGGTTCTTGCCCTCCTTCCGAGTCCACGCTGGCGTCCTTGACACGTTGCGCCTCCTTCAACCTAGACCACTTGGCCATAATCTTTGCTACATCTACCATGATCAACCTTTACAACCAAAAATATTTATCGGGCAACGCACAAACCTTAAAGCGAAAAAATGAGAGTGAGGGACTACTAGCAAGAATACTATCGCACTTTTTTAGGCCCCCCTACACGATTGACCATGTTGCTATAGCGTTTTACCTAGCCAAGATCGATAGATACCTTGATGTCACCAGCCACTTGTACCTGCGATCTATCTATCGGCTTATACCCCGCGCGATCCAACAAGTCCTTGCTCGCCTCGAGCTGCACATACTCGGATTTAGCGTTACGAGAAAGCCTAGAAACCGTTGCTAATGCACCAGTAGCTGACAACCCAAATGTCTCTAACATCTTCTCCTGCATATATTGCTGCACATGTGGTAATGCTAAAGCTCTGTGTCCGCTTGTCCTTGCGCTTTCGCCTGTGGAATAACCCGCAGCTTCAGCGGCTTTCTGCACGCTACATCCTTCTGCTACGAGTGTATCCACTAGCGCACGTTGTTTTGCTGTTGGTTTACGACTTGCTGGAACGCCCATCACTTACCCTTTTCTATGCTATCTGGGAGTAACACTAAGTGTGCAGCACTGTGTTAACACCTATGTTGCTTCACTGTGTTTGCATCACATGTGTTGTTAACATTCTTACAATGAAGGGGATTGTGCTGCACTCAATCACCCCCCCTGTAAGTCCCCCCCACACTGGGCTATTTGTCAATGGTCTGTCAATACATGACGTAGCGTCACAATACGAATTACCTTACGTCATTACGTGTTTTCCGTATTGACGCTACAATCTACTACAAGGGTCGTGCCATTCGATTCGTCATGATGCTGGCATTGCTGTCGGTTCACCAGTGTCGCTGCGGTCATCTCGCATTCCTTTGTGATCTCACGGTCAAAATACCATTCGCAAGCAGCATCATTGATCCGTACTGCGGTTGCGGGTTGGCTGCTGCGGTGCTTACGGCTCTGCGTCTATCTGTGTGATGATGCAACTTGCGAATAGCAACCTGCCTCTTAGGCAGGATTTTGTCCGTGTGTTCAGTCGTCATCGCGAGGATGGTCCTCGCGCCACAACTGGAGAACCTAGAAATGACAAAGAACGTATCTAAACTCATCGAACTGAAGCTGGCGGTTATTCAATATCACAATGGTGACAATATGGATTACCTAATGAAAGGTATTGCACGAGATGCTTGCTACACCAGCTATAACTCGCTCGCGTACAAAAAGAAACAAATGGCAGATACGATCGCAGACTTCGAGACCGCTGTCGTCGAGAACAAAGATATACGTGCTGATGCCATAGCACGCCGCCTCGATAACATGAACATCGAGCTTGAGAGCCTAATGGAGCGCCATGAAGCAGACAAAGCGGTGTACGAAATCATCACCAATGGCGAAGAGTGGTCGCCTCAGACCAAATCCCGCAATGTACCTGCAGCACTTGCAAAGAAAGTTGCAACAATGAAGAAAGTGGTGGCGTAACAGCCACCCACACCTGAGCAAGTGTTGAAACTGCTCTTTACCATAACAAAGGAGAACACCCATGGATAACCGTAACGAAGACGCAATGATGCGGGCTTTACGCGCAATCATTCACACTGAGATCAGTGATCGAATCGATCAAATAACTGAAGCGAAGTCATTCGAGATCGAAGACTATCGTGGTGACATCGAGCAAATGATCTCAGAGTACATCAATTATAACGTAACAGTAACCATCGAGGGCTAACATGAGCACCAAGATCAACATCCATAACATCGTGGAGGTGCGTGAACAGATCACGCACTACACAAACAATCTGAAGTTTATTTGCCGCAACATCATTGTTGTCGATGAAGACGGCAAAGAAATAGAAATCAGTTTGTTCACTGAACAAGATGAACGTTCAGTTGCACCACTCACAACCAAACGGAGCTATCACAATGCTTAAACCAATCGGACTATTTCACACACCCAAAGACTGGGATGAACTCATGGCTTGGATTCATGCACACAACGCAGAAGACAAAGCACACCTAACAACAGCAGCAGCTATGGCTTGGAACCTAGCTGCAAAGGAGCAAAACAATGATTGATATTTATAACACACCACACTTAGCGGGATGCGGCTTTCCCAAACGCTGGGATAAAGCAGACGTTATAGCGGAATATGACAGCAATTTAAATTTAACGTTAGCAGAATTGTCACGCAAAAGCCGTTGGTCAATTCACGAATTGAAAGCCTTATTAAATGGAGAAACCAATGAACGGCTGGAGCAATAAAGAAACTTGGCTGGTAAACCTGTGGCTTGGAGATAACCTCAGTGTGCTGCAAGAGGAAGGCTTTACCGTAGACGCTGCCTTCATTGAGCAGCATGTCGATGAGATCATCGAGCAAAGTCTTAACACACCGTTGAGCGGCTTTATCAATGACATGCTTAACTCTGCGCTTGGCAGGGTAAACTACTGGGAACTTGGAGAACACTACGATGATGACACGTAAACACTTTGAATGGGTAGCAGATTCCATTGCACCTATGGTCAACTCACCGCTAGTTATTGAGCGTATTGCAGATGACCTAGCGTCAATGAATCCACGCTTTAATCGTAAGCGTTTCATTGACCGTGCTGTGGCTGCGTGGGATCGCAAAAACAAACCAGAGGTAATGCACGATGACATCCCACACTAAATGGGTAGCCTGTCCCGAATGCGATGGGACAGGCAAGCTAACATATGAACGACCTGAGCCTTGGATCAGCCGTGACACACCACCAAGCATGGAAGAATATGAAGACGAATGTTGGAACTGCCATGCATCAGGTGAAGTTGAAATAGATGATGGGCTTGACGAAATAGACTTTTAAGTTGCATATATGCAATATGAAAAGCTATTTACAAACCATCAAAGAGTATGCGGCAGAGCGAGACGTAGAACTGCAAGAGTTGTTTCGCTTTGCTGATGTAGCGGTGTCTACATATTACCGCACAATCAAGGGCGAGACAGAGCTGAAATACCAAACAGCCAAACGCCTCTACGATTCGATCGATGAAAAGATCAAAAGAGATAAGCACCGTGAGCGTGTAAAACGCTTGCGTGAGAACGAACAGCGACTGAAAGGCGGCAAGTATTGAGCCGAAAAAAAGCGCACACCATTAACTGCATTGCATGTGAGACAGTAACAGAATGGTTCGTGGCTATACTTAAACGCAGACATCAAGGCACAATGGAAAAGCATTGGTACGTTTGTCTGCACTGTTATGAGGAAGATCGATGGCAAACCGTAACAAGTCAAAAGGAACTTACCACGAAAAGAAAGTCGTCGATTGGCTCAACACCATCCAAGCGCCGCTCGAAGCGAAGCGCGTCCCCCTCAGCGGCAGCTTGGGGGGAGAGTATTCAGGGGACATCCATCTCTACATCAACGGACAAAAGCTGGTGGGAGAAGTAAAGTATAGGGACAAATCTAACTTCCCTAGCCCTTACACTGTCCTCGAAGGGCGAGACATCGCCTTCTACAAAAGACGGCGGGGAACGCCGCAATCACTGGTCATAATGACCGCCGAACAATTTCAACAGCTATTGGAGAACAGCTATGGAATCACAGAACAAGATGCTAAAGACAATCCTTGATCAAGGTACACACATCACAGCCCTCGATGCACTTAAGTGGATTGGATCGATGCGACTAGCTGCGCGTGTGTTTGACTTGAAACAAGAAGGCTATCCCATCGATAAATATATACGCGAAGAAGATGGCAAGCGGGTCACTTATTACTACAAGTCATCAACTGAATGGGATTTGACAGCACAATGAAGAATGATTCTAAAGCAATAGGTCGTTTTGTTCAGAACGATGTTTGGTCTGCGAGTGTATCTCGGAGATCACACGAAACATATCGCAAAGACTTAGAGCGCACCAAAACATGGCAGCCTGACAGCTATCGCATTAATGCAGAGCGCATTCGTGCTGGCGAATTGGTTGCAGATCATTGGCTGTTTGGAAGACAGGCGGCTGGCATGATTGTTATGGGTTATATTTCTGAGTCAGAGTTGGAGCCACATCGTCAGGCTTTGCTTGCTGAACATGCTAGGCATCGTGACTATTGGGTTGAGGCTAAAGAAAACGACAGCAAGGATGCCAAGACGATCCGCTTCAATCCATATGAAAGCATCAAGGCAGAACTTTACGCCAAGCATGAGGCTGCAATGGCGAACGCTCGTAAAAGAAATGCTTGATCTGCTTGCGTATATGCAATAGGTTAATCATTATAAATAAAGGAGAACAGCATGAACCGCAAAGGTTTCATAGGTGGGAGCGACTGCACCCAGATCATGCAAGGTAACTGGCTTCAGTTATGGCAGATCAAAACAGGTCGCGCAGAACCAGAAGATTTATCACGCAATCTCGCAGTCCAAATGGGCATACACACAGAAGACCTTAACTTGTCTTGGTTTGAGGCTGAACGTAACGTTACAGTGCGCGGGCAACAAACGGAGTTCAAAGCTGATGTTGGAGGAATACCTGTTGTTGGTACTGTTGACGGTCTTGTTGATCGTTGCATCCTAGAGTGCAAGCACACCAATTCATACAACACCATGAGCAAGGTGGCTGATTATTACATGCCTCAACTGCAAACGTATATGCACATTGCTGATGCAGAGGGTGCATATCTCAGTGTGATTTTTGGTAACAGTGAATGGGACAGTGTGCATGTCGCAAGGGACGAAGAGTATTTCAATTCAATGTGGGCAGTGGTGTCAGACTTCTGGGGCTACGTTGTTCGCGATGAAGAGCCGATTGGTGTGGACACACCGACACTCTCAACTGAGCGCATCCCGTTGGACGAAATGGTCGTACGAGATGCCAGCAGGGACAACGAGTTCATGGATGCAGCCATCACATTCGTCAACGGCTACGAACACAACCGCGTCTTTGAAAACGCAAAGAAGAACCTCAAGCAAATGGTCGCTGATAACGAACGAGAAGTTTACTGTGACCACCTAACAATCAAGCGCGACAAGCGTGGCGCATTACGCATAACTAAACGATGAACATCCAAGAGTTTGAGAAACAAATCAAGCTTGCTTACAATAGGAGAACAGCAATGACTAAATCAGTATGGGAAACACTAAGCAAGATCGATGTATCAGCTTACACCGAAAGCAAGAACGGCTTCACGTATCTATCGTGGGCACATGCATGGCGTGAAATCAAGAACATCTATCCGCAAGCAACATTCAACAAGCACTTGGATAACGATGGCACACCCTGCTTCATGGATCGCAATGGCAATGCGTATGTTGTTGTGTCTGTGTCCATTCAGACTATGGATGAACTAGCCACAGCAACAGAAGTATTTCCTGTGCTAGACTTCAAGAACAAAGCGATAGCTAACCCCAATGCGTTCGATGTGAACAAAGCATTACAGCGTGGGCTTACAAAGGCTATGGCGTATCTAGGACTAGGCTTCTACATCTACGTTGGTGAAGACCTACCCGATGGTGATGGGGCAAGCGAGACCCCCAAGTCTCGAGCGCAGACCCCAGCACCTACAACTAAGCGCAACAACACTAATTGGTAAAGGAGCCAGTAGCTATGGCAGATTATGACGACACAAACTCAGGCGCAACATTCCCGCCGTTTGATGACATGAAGATGATCCTGCAAGGCAAGATCAATGTCGATGGACGCGACAGCCGATACACAATCGTGCGCCGTGAAACACGCGATGGTCGTGAGATATTAGAAGTGTACGAAAAAGTTGGAGCAATGTTTGTCAATGAAGGTACAAACGATGCCGCACCTAACTACACTGGCATGTTGTATAACACCAACGACAAGCAAGTGCCGTACACACAACCTAAGACTGACATGCGCATCGCAGGATGGCGGCGTATGAAGGACGATAAACCATATCTGTCCATTAAAATGTCGGAGCCTATGATACAGAATGATCCAGTATCATCCAATAATGCCTTGCCACATGATGACATTCCGTTCTAACCTATGAACGTTCTCTGCGCGGGGAACTTACACTGCCTGTTCATCGCAGATTTTGCCTCATACCTCGCGCTAACTGGCCAGCCTTCGGGCTGGTCTTTTTTCTAGGAGATCAACATGACAGAATTAAATCCTGCACAGCAACATATCCTAAAACACTTGCGCCAGCAGGTGGATAAGTTGCAAGATGAACGTTACCGCACCGATGCAAGGCCGCGGATCAATCAAGAAATAGCTGCAGCCGTTGAAGAGCTGCGAGAATATACAGAGGAATTACGCAAAGAGGGGTACAATATATAATGACAAATTTAGAAAAGATGTTGGCAGATGCCAAAGAGTGCAACAAAAAGCTAAATGTTGAAACGACATTCAAGGACTTCAAGAAGCACCCACCAAGCAAACCTGCGCCAACCAAGCGAATGGGAATGGGAACAACACAAGGAAAAAACTGGCGAAACCACAAGCTAACAGATCAAGAAGTTTTAGATATTAAATACTATCTATCAAAAGGATGGTGTGTAACTTCTACCGCTACAATCGTTGGTGTATCTACCAGTACAGTTAGAAGATTTAAGAAGTAATCGTGGGGGCGTTATAGTGTCGGGCTATATATGCAATGGGCTTGCACCGCCCCCAGTACCTTAAAACCAATCTTCGACAGAAAAGCAAGGACAAGCTTTACTTGCATAAGTATTATGACCAGAAATTTTTAGCTTGCCATACTTCTTAAGCTGCATGTCAATCAATGTACGCAATGAATTAGCTTGCGCCTCTGTATAGTGATCAAAGAAACTGTCATCTGAACAGCCACCACGACCACCAACCAATGCAATGCCAATGCTCTTTGAGTTTTTGCCGCGAGTATGAGCACCAGTACGCCAAACTGGACGGCCCATCCCAATGCCACCATCACGGTGAACCACAAAGTGATAACCAATGTCTGACCAGCCACGTTCTTCTGTGTGCCAACGGCGAATCTCATCTACCACATCACTCACATTTTGATCTGCATACCAACTAGGATTGGTCGCCGTGCAATGGATGATAATTTCATTTATTTCACGAGTCATTTCTTTAGCCCCCTCATCGTGCGGATTCCAAACGATGCCGCTATTGAAGCGTACATTCCCCATTGAACCCATAGTGGTGTTGTCTCCAAGTTAGCAAACCCTACCGCCATTACATTCTGCATACTTGGAATGAAGTTGGCAACAAGAATCAGGACAAACACTATTGTCCACAGCTCGTCCTTCCAACTGTCCTTCGATGCCTCTATTGCAGCTTGCTCCCAGTCAATCTCACCAGTCGCTTGCTTTAATTTAATCTCTGCATTGGCTTTCTGAATTGCAGTCTTGCCATCGATGTATGAAGTAGCAAGCCCACTAATTGCAGTAACAATTTGACCAATCATAGCGTCCACTCCAAAATCTTATAAGTGCCGACAATAATCAATGCCCAACACCATGCCTCAAGTAGCTCCTCAAGCGAAATCATTTGTTAGCCTCCTTCCCCATCCAAATACCAAAACATCCAGTCAGTGCGCCCATACAGACGCTTACAAGCCCTGCCTGAGCATTGCTTGGGGACTCTAAGCCCATAAACCAGTGAACGCTCTGGTAAGTAAGCACCGTTACTGCAAGCATCATAAGCCTAGGCAGTATCTTCCAATCATCAATAAAGGTTCTAGCCATCACCATTTCCCCTGCTGTTTGCCGATGAAATAAAATCCCAAGCCGAAGACACCAACTCCCGATACCAAAACCAGAATGCCAACAGTCCATTCAATGATCGCCTGTTTGATCTCTTGCTTGCGATACATTGTTTTGCGGCGTTGTTCTTTAACTTGGCGTAGAATTTCAAGATACTTGTCCTTGCCTTTTGCACCACCAGTGTATGTCACAAGCCGCAGTATCTCGGCGCGTTGTTTTGCAAGCTTCTCTTGTGCTGCATATATTTCGACTGCTTCTTGCTCTGCTGATCCTGAAAATGTTTTATACCAAGGTGGGTTCTTTGCTCTCTTTTCTAAGAAGGCGATGTCACTGGCTGCACCTGCCCACTTAGACAGTTGACCTACGCAGTCCTCGATCTCTTTGCCTTTAGCCACCATCATCTGCAAACCTTTGAAGGCAGCGTTGGCTGTTGCAATGGCTGTGACAGGATCAATCATGTCAGCACCAACTCATAGGGGCAAACAAATTCAGGCGATACCCGATAGTACCGCCTGTCATGCCCACACTCATAAAGGCAGGATTTATAAAATCCGTCTAAAAAACTATGCCCAAATCCCACCATGATTAAAACGCATATCACTTTGAAACCATTTTAGCTTGGTTTCTTATCAAAAAGTCTTGCCACATTGGCTTAATCATCTTGTAATTCTCTTCGACCTTGTACGTCACAACAGCAAGATCAGCTTTCATGTGGTAAATCTGCATTGATCCCCAACCAAGAATGCTTATTGCAACAACACCAAGAGCCTGTTCAAATTTCATGCGATGTCATCCACTATTTCGATATCAATGTACTTGTTGTTAGGATAAGTCTGAATGCCACCACCAGCAAACGTGACCTGAAACTCACCCTCATACTCACCAACAGTGTCTGTGTCAGCAGCTACCCATGTGTAAGTAACCTTACCCTTTGCAGCATCAGCAACAGTAGCAGATGAATCAACCTTAGCTGTTGACTCGCCAAGCTTTCGCATCTTAAAGGCTACAGTCGCGCCATCTAAATTAACAGTAGACCCATCACCATCAATGAGCGTTGCTGTTATGATCGGACGTGTATCATTCTGTTTAATATAAAAAGCCATTACGCAACCTCCGCTAAGTCGTTGTCTGATTCATCAATTATAACAACTGTTGCACCATCTCCATCCAGAATGACATTAGACTTAGAATCTAAAAGCATCGTGTCCGTTGCACTATCAGCGTTAAGCAGCAATGAAACAGGCACATCTAATATTCTTATAGCAGAAGCACCGTCAATATCTACCCTAGATAATGCAGGTGCGCCTACGATCCTCACACTGTCTATAAGCGGACTGCTAATGATAAACTCATCAGCCTCAAAGTCATAGCTAATAGTGAATGTAGATACATCTATAGAAGGTGCGCCAATAGAAACTACAGATGTAAGCTTAACGTCTGCTTTGAACGTGGGCGTATCAACTGTTGGGCTGCCAACTACAATAGTGTTTATTGTAAAGGTAAAGCGAACAATGCCATCATCAGCTATTGCCTTCGATGCTAATGGGCTGAATCCAAGCATTGCTTACCTCCTAGAACCATACACCCACTAAGCGATATCTATGGTCAGTATCTGAAATCATAATGTCAGCAGTACTACCGCCAGCACCCCCTGGCCCCATAGGCATAGCTCGCAACAACAAGCTCTTCTCATTGTATTGAACGCCAATAACTGATGAATTCCCGTAACAATTTAGAACATAGTCAGTTTCATCAAACTCAGCGGTGCTATAAATATTAATAACATCACCAGTAGACCAATTGTCCTCAGGAGTTTTGATAAGTAACTGCAAGTACACCATGTCTGGTGCTGATGATTGACCATGTGAATAAGATAGGCCAAACGTACCCATACTTGCATAAGACGTTTCTGTGGATTTAATTACAGTTGCACCGCCGCCGCCACCAGATGTTGCCCAAGAAGTGTTACCATTACCATCAGTAGTCAATACCTGATTCTGTGAACCATCAGATGTTGGAAGTGTAAATGCATTTGAGACACGAACACCGCTCGTTGTAACTTCTAAATGCTCTGTGTTACCAGCTACAACACGCCAACTATCATTAGCATGAAACTGCATGTAAGTGTTTGTGTCATTATGATGGCGAATAGCGTTTGGTATATCAATGTTACCCCCACTCATAGACGCAACAAAAGTTCCACCAGTGTAGAAGAGCATTGAGTCGCCACCTATGGGGAAACTGATACGAGTATCGGTATCACCTTTGTGTCTAATCTCGCCGGTAATCTCTATATAATCTTCGCCAACAGTTAAAGCCTCAGTCCCATTTGACCAAAACTCGAGCGTAGAGTTCTCATTATATCGCATGATGATTTCACTGTTGTAATCATCATAAATAATGAAATCATCTTGATCTCCCCACATAGACCAAAGCGCAGAATTAGAAAACTTAAACTGCACCCCAGTAACACTTCCAAGTGAGTTATCTATTTCTAACAAACCACTGCGGTCTGCACTATTCTGTAACGTGTGTCCATCTACAGTTAGACTTGTGGAAAAGTCTGGGCTGTCAGTAAGTGTCGTGCTGATACTAGCATTAGCCGACCCATCCCAAGAGACACTACCTGTAACCTCACCTGTTAGTGACAGCGTTCTAGCAGTTGTCCACTTGTCAGCATTGGGGTGATAATCATCACGGAAGATGTTTTGACCTTTGTAGCTAATCTCGCTTGAATTGAAGCTCAACAGGTTTTGCGCTGACCCGCCTGTCATTCTACGGAAGTGGAACCCTGATGCATCTCCATCATCATCGTTATTGTGTGTGAAGTAGATGTTACTGTCGTCTACATGCACCGTGACGTTATCGTCTTGACCTGTTTGACTTAACGTTGAACGTTGCCAGCGGAATGGACTGCTAGATGTAGAAACAATGTTTGCACCGCCTGTAGCCTGTACAGTACCATTTACAGTAAAACTACCATCAGAGTGATTGTGGTTGTGACTATCATTAGCTACCGTCACACTCAACGTGGCATCATCAGAGCCATCCCAGCTTACGCTACCTGATGCATCACCAGAGAGCGTTAGGGTACGAGATGTAGCCCACTTACCTGCGTCTGCGGCATACTCTGAATAACCTGCGTACGTCTTAATTCCACCATCTTTGTAGATAAAAATTGGGTGTATGTTGAACAAATGGAAATTGTCGTAATTATCGCCCATTAAGCCGATCTGGACATATATCTTTCCATCATCCGTTGTAGGCAATGTTTGCGTCAAGAAAGATGTGTAACTTGTGTTGTCTAGCTTCCAACTGCCGTCTGTCTGTACTGTACCCACCAAGTAAACAGGACGGTCTGCCGTTGCCCATCCACTGTCCCGATTGTTCCAATACTCCATGTTGGAACCTTCACGGAATACATACAGTTCGTTTCGCGTTAGTGTTGCATTAGCATTGTAATCTGTGCTGTGTTCGTATTGCAGCATCAAACCGCCAAGTTTTAGCTTGGCTGTACTTACGGCGTTTGTGTTAGCCGTGCTGCCACCCTCTGTAACAGGGTAAAATTTGCCGTCATAACCTTCTAACAACAACTGATACCCATGAACGGCAACGCCTGATGCTGCGCTATTATTTACGGTAATGTCTGTCGTAAATCGCTGGTAGCTGTTGTAGTCACTGTAATAAAAATCATGCGCATAGAAACGATCTTGGTCACTATCGTACTGCAACATGATTAAAGCGCGACTGCCGTAGTGCGTTGTCAACTTACTGTCGTTCGCGTGGTAAATTGTTTTTGCGCCAAGGCTGTTAATGTTGATCGTAGTTGTTGACGCACCCGCAAGACCGTTTTGATAAAACGCAATGGTCATACCATCGAAATATGCAGTGATGTCGTCGTGCGAACCTAGCCAAGTACCCGCGACTGTGCCGCTGTTTGTAATGCTAAAGAACTCTTTGTCCGAAATCTTTTGGTAGCGATCATCTAAGGCTGTATCAGTAATAGTAGTAGCGATACTTGCGTTTGCACTACCATCCACAGATACAGACCCAGTAACATCACCTGTTAAGGACAGTGTACGCGATGTTGTCCATTTGTCTGCATTGGGGTGATAACCATCGTGGAATACTTTGTTAGAGCCATTAGCATAGATAGTACCAGCCGTACCATCCACCTTAAATACCTGATCGCGGGAAGAACCATGTGTAACAACAAAAGCATCACCTGGGTTAGGCATATCGTTAGTGTTAAAGTTTACTTCTACGTCTTGCCCACTTGATATCATCATACCAGAAGAAGCTGTTGCATCACCTTCAATGTAATCTGCTGACCCAAGATACAACGCACCCGTCATAGTATCGCCAGTGACATTTACGAAACGATTATCCGCTTCTGTCTCTGTGTAGTAACGATCATCGTGGTTATGTGATGCTGCGGCGTAATCGCTGCTATCAAACGCTTTAACCTGAGCTAAGTTAGTGACTTCGCTATCCATTAAAGCACCAGCCGCCGTCACGCTATCAGTGTCAGTTACATCAGCACCAGTTTCAATACCATCTAGCTTCTCCTTATCAGTCGAAGACATAAGACCATCTGCGCTTTGAGTAGCGTTAGAGTAAGTTGTGTTAGTGTCTGTTGAACTAATCGTTCCATCAGCTGCAATAGTAACATTAGTACCCGCTGTTAAAGCAGCGACAACATTATTAGTATCGGTAACATCAGCGGACTCTTCGATGCCATCTAGCTTCTCCTTATCAGTAGACGACATCAACCCATCTGTGGTTGTGGTCGCATTTGAATAAGTAGTATTCGTGTCCGTAGAGCTAATAGTACCATCAGCCGCAATGGTTACATTTGTTCCAGCTGTTAATGCGGCAACAACATTATTTGTATCCGTGACATCAGCAGACTCCTCAATGCCATTTAGCTTTGTTTTGTCGCTAGATGACATAAGGCCATCTGTACTTGTTGTTGCATTAGAGTAAGTCGTATTAGTATCTGTAGAACTAATCGTTCCGTCTGCAGCGATTGTTACGTTTGTACCTGCAGTTAGGGCTGCAACAACATTATCTGTATCAGTAACGTCTGCAGATTCCTCAACTCCATCTAGTTTTGTTTTGTCTGTTGATGACATAAGACCATCAGTCGTGGTCGTAGCATTTGAATAAGTGGTATCGCTGTCATCTACCCAAGCATAATCAGTGCCATCCCATGAAAGCACCTGATTGCTTGTAGCTGTGCTTGTGTTTAGATGGGTGTCTACATCCCCATCTGCGTAGCCCTCAGGGACTGCAGCCCAATCATAATCACTACCATCCCACGATAGATACTGACCAGTTGTTGCCGTAGATGTATTTAAGTGAGTGTCAACATCACTGTCTGTGTATAAGTCATCTGTTAATGCTACAGTACCAGTCGCATCAGGGAATGTAATTGTGCGATCCGCAGTAGGATCAACTACCTGAATTGTTAGCTCATGGTCATCATTTGTTGCGCCTTCAAAAACTAAATACGAATCTTTGCTGTAATACATTGGCACAAGTGCCTGCAGCGCATTTGATGTTGTACCTTTGATTGCCTTGAATAGATCAACATTCCCGCCAGTAAGCGTAATTGTATTGGTGCCGAAACTTATCTTTGTGTCTTCATCTGACTTATGATGGATTTCATCTGCAGCAGCAAAACGTTGAACGGTAAGCGTATTGGTATATGGGTTAAATGTTAAGCCGTCATTGTCTTGGGTTGGTGCCATTTGCACGTTACCAACGCCATCCGTGTCACCAAACAAAACATTGTAATCGTTATTATCGTCACTGCTTTCAGAAACATTAACTGTAGATGCAGCAACGTTTGTAAGATTGCTACCATCACCAGAAAAATAACCAGCGACAAAAGTCTCAGAGCCTACAGTCCATCGATTATTTGTTTCGTCCCACACAAGCGTCTTGTTAGCAAGATCACCACGATTAATCTCAATGCCCCCATC